TCTTTGACTCGCAGCTCGGCTTTCGCCTTGCCGTAGCCATCCAGTTTGGCTTGCCAGGCTTTCTGCTGATTCATAACTTCAGCTTCTTGCTTGGCGTTGGCTTCGTCGGCTTTGCGCTTGCGCTCAAACCAAGTGGCCAATGCTTCCTCGAACTTTTCTGCGTCGTAATCGTGATCTTCTAACTTGGGCTTTGGCCCCAGCACGACCGGCTTGGTCTCAGTCTGTGCGGTGGTTTGCAGCTTGGTTTGGAGTTCGCGGTTTTGGCGCTGGAGTTCTCGGTTCGTCTTGCGTAGCTCTCGGACCCATTCGGGTGCGTGTGCTGGTTCTTCGGGAGGCGGCGCTTCCTCACCAATGGAGACTACAACCTCGTCGGATTCTGCCTCGTCGTCTTGGGCTTGGGCCTGCTCACCTTCGTCTTGCGCCTCGGGCTGCTCGGTGGCCTCGTCCTCGATAACTGCGGTGTCGTCGTTCGTGGTGTCGTCGTCCTGTTCTGCCTGTGTGTTCATCGTTGACCCTGTGAAACTCACCCATTGAAACGGCTGGGTGGAAACCGTATGTGTGCAATTGTCACTCAATTGTGGGTTGATTGACAACTGGTTGTGCTTGTTGCTGGACAAAGCCGCCGATTTGTTCCGCCAAGTTCAGCGCGTGGTCTTGCGAATCCATGTCCACGTTGCTGAGGGTCTCGACGGTTTTGGCCCGGCTGAGTTCTGCGTCTGCGATGGTTTTGACGGTGGTGGCTCGGGCCTGGGCTGCTTTGGCTGTGGCTTCCTCGGCTGCGGCCTGCAAGTACATCGTGTTGGGGTCTTGCGGCTGGCCTTGCATTTCGGCCATGAGTTCCTGGGCCTCGTCGTCGGTGGGCTTGACCACGCCCATGCGCAGGAGCTTCTTGCGGAAGTAGGCATTGGCGTCGCTGATGCCCTCGCCTTCCATGTTCATCATGGCCATGGCGGTGATCACTTGCTGAGTCTCTGGATCTGCTGTGATCTGGAGCATCCCGGTCAGGGCGCGGACTGTGGCCTCGCGCTTGCTGGTGCTGGATGGGCCGACCTCGGCAACGACGTCAAAGGTGGCCGCGCTGAGGTCGTTTTGCATGACGACTTCGCCGGTTTCCTGGTCGATGCTGGGCTGCATGAGTTCGACCATTCCGGCCTCGCCTGTGGGGGCGATGGTCTTCATCTTGCGCTTGTCTTCGATGTAGACCTCTTTGGCCATGGAGAGCCAGATCTCGCCGCAGCGCTTCATGCCTTTGGCAAAGTTGCTCATGTAGATGAAGGCCTGCATGTCGACGCGAGTCTGGATCATCTCGACGGCTTTGCCTGACATGCCGCTGACCATCTTGTCGGCCCCGGCTGGGTTGCCCAGGATGTCTTGCATGTCGGTTTCGGTGATCTGCAAGAGCGCGGCCATGGCCGGTGGGATGTTGGGGGCGCGTGTGTAGGCGACGGGGCCCGACACGGCCTGGTTGCCGTTCTGGTCGGTGATCGGGTTGATGAGCAGATACGGGTAGTCTTTGAGGTTGTCCTCTGACCACATGACCTGGTGGCCTGCGACCTGCTCGGGGGTTAGGATGGGCTTTTCCACCGATGACAGTGCGGAGATCTCGCCCAACTTGGAAAGTTGCATGTTCTTGAGGCGTTGGGCGTCTTTGGCCAAACGCACATGGCCCATGCAGCGCTCGATGTTGTCAACGAACCAGCGCTTGCCGTACACGACCACGATGGGGATGCACTTGCCTGCGATGTAGCCTGCATCCTCCAAGACCCTGCCGCCGGACATGATGTATTTGTGCACGCGTTTGCGCTTGACGCGCTTCTGGCGAATCTCGACCGTGCCGATGGCCGCGAGGGTTTCTTCCAGGGTCTCGTCGTTGGCGAAGTCTGCCTGGGTGTAGCGTTCTTCCTCGCCTGCGATGTTCTGGAAGATGCGGATGGTCTCGGTCTTTTCCTCGACCTTGTAATACTCAGCGACATACACGACGTCAGGAGTGCACCAGTCGAACTCGTACTGGTGGATGATCTTTGGCCAGTCGGTTGGGTCGTCGCCCCAGGTGTCCTTGTAGGCCTGGCGGGTCATGCTGGTGACGACGTAGCAATACTTGGCGTCGGACTTGTCCTGGCGCTTGGCCCCGAGGTCGAAGAACACCGAGCTGTCAGCGTCGAAGATGGGCTCGATCCTGATGCGCTGGCGATCGTCTTCGTCGTTCTCCTCGTCTTCGTAGACTGTGCGCAAACGCCATGCGCCGATGCCGCCTCCGACTGCTTCCTCGAAGGCGTTGTCGTAGGCCTCATCTGCGACGGATGCCTGCTCGTCTGCACGATACAGACCGTCGCAGACCTCGGCCAGTTTGTCGTTTTCCTGGCCGTCCTTGCTGACGTAATCGACCGTGATGCGGTTGTTGCGGTACTCGTTGATGATGCGAATCACCGAGAGCATGATCTTGTTGACCTCGAACTTGGGCTTGTTCTCGTACAAGTCCCAGAGTGGGCCTTCCCACTGGCTGCCTGCCAGGGAGTAGAAGCGCCGGTCTTGGAGGCATTGCAAGCGCTCGTCTCGGAGGGCTGTCTGTACGTCATCAAACTGCGCCAAGGCTTCTGCGTGAAGGTTGGCGAGGCGTTGGTCGTTGCTCATTCGGGCCATGGGGATTTCCTCAATTTGTGCGATTGTCTCACCACTTCTTCACATTTGGCAAAGGGGTGAAGATGGCGGGTTTGGATGCACCAGCTCGGCGGACGGCTTCGCAGGCGTAGCGTAGGGCATCGATCACGTGGTTTTTCTTGTCCTCCAGGACTGGCAGGATCTTGCCCGTGAGGGGGTCGGTCTTGTAGCTGTAGAGGGTGAGTTCGTCGATGGTGTGGATGCAGCGGGGGTGCACCACGATGTCGTAGTTCTTGAGAAACTCGATGCCTTCCTCCACCGATCTTGGCCCTTTGACCGCAGTCATGATCTTGGGGAAGCCGTTGCGCTTCATGTGGCTGATGGTCTCTGGCCTGGCGGAGTCGGCCACGATGGGCCACTTCTCTGCCTCGGGCACGGTCATGAACAGCTCTGGGGTGTTCACGATTTCGCAGCCGACCATGTAGGCCTCGTAATCGATGTAGAGGGTGCGGCCAATGATGTGGCAGCGCACCAGGGTGGTGGGGTCGATGGAGAAACCCCAGTCAGCGCCGAGCCGGTGGATGGCGTCTGGTGGTGCGTCGAAGTCCTCGACCCGCCAGTTCTTGAACACACGGGTGTTGCTGTTGGTGAGATAGCCGCCCATCCAGACATGCTGGTATTTGTCTGGGTCGCGCCGCTTGTCGTATTCCATTTCGTCTTTGAGGACGCTTGGAAACCACGGGTTGTCTGTGAAGTTGACCTTCAAGACCTGGGCGTCCTTGGGTGGCGTTGGGCCACGGAGCAGGTGGTCGACCGGGTCGGAGTGCAGGCGCGGGTTCCAGGTAAACCAGAGCTCGGACTCTGGTTTGCGGATGGTGGGGCGCAGCAGATCAAGGCTGGTTTGGCTGAGGCTTTGGGCTTCTTCTACCCAGGCGCAGTCGTAGCCCTCCAGCGACTTGATGCTGTCTGCGGTGTGGTTCTGCATACCCTGGAAGATGATCGCCCCGTCGCCCTTCCTGGACTTGATGACGGCATCCTGGACTTCAAAGTAAGCCCCGGCATTCATGGCCTCGATCTTGGTTTCGAGCAGGCGCTTGACGGATTGGTTGAGCGACTTCTGGATCTCGCGCACGCAAACCGAGCGCCGCTTCTGGTCCATGATGTGGGCCTCGATCATGAGCTCGGCAAACATGTGGGACTTGCCGGAGCCTCGGCCACCCCATGCGCCTTTGTAGCGGCTGGGGCTCAGAAGGGGCAAGGCCCATTCTGGGGTGGGGAGTTGCAAGACCTTACCCATTCTTGACGATCACCCGTTCGATCTTGGCGAACTCCAAAGGAGCGCCGTCGGCCCCGGTGAGCTCATGCTTTTGGGTTTCGGCCCAGCGCATTTGGGTTTTGCTCCACCAGATGGCCGCTGTGGTGTCGCCTGCCATGACCTTCTGAAATAGGGTTTTCCCCACCTGTGCGTTGGCTTTGGCTTTGCCTGATTGCAGCTCGGTGGCGAAGTGCTTGCGCAGGGTGTCGGTGTCGATGCCCTCGCGGATCAAGACTGCAATCTGCTCGATGGGGAGGCCGTAGCCGCTGAGGGCTTCGACCTGTTTACGCTCTGGATCTGTGGGCTCGAAGGCCTTGCGGCCTGAGCCTTCCCGAGCGCCGCCGTGGGTCTGTTGCTTTTTTACAACCGATTTTTCAAGTTTTGCCATGGTCACATCTCCTGGACTGTGTTGGTGTAGCGGGACAAGAGCCTGGGCTTGCGGTGCTGCTCGTCGAGGATCATGGGGACTGCGTGCCGCCATGAGATCTGGTGGTGGATGCGTTTGTCGTTGTTGCCCATCTCTGTGATGCTGACACATGAGGGGGCGTACAGCACGCTGTAGAAACTCTTGACGTAGGTGCCGAGGTCGAGATAGATCTCGGTCAAACCTCCGGAGTTGGTCTGGGTTTCTTTCTGGTAGAGGCGAAGGCGTGGGACGGTGACAAAGAGGTGGCCACGACGACCCCATTCGACGTACATGTTGACGTCCTCGTTGATGCGGCCCATGAACTTGACGGGCCGGTCGACTCGGAACAAAAAGGAGTTCATGACCTTGCGGCTGAATTTCCCCTTTTTGATGTGCTTGACGAAAGTGCCTTCGCCGCCACCGATGAAGTCGCCGCCCTGGGACATGGCCACGGAGTGTGCGCCGGATTCATCCATGAAGTCGCAGAGGGAAAAGAGGAGGTCATCGAGCTTCTTGGTGTAGGCGTCTTTGGTGATGTATTCGTCGTCGTTGTCGGTGGTGTAGGCGAAGGCGCTGTAATCGTCATCGAGCTGCCAGAAGTGGGTGAGCCCGAGATCGGCTGCGATGTTGAAGTTCTGGTTTCTGGCGTAGACGACGCTGTTGCGCTTCTTGAGGTTGTCGCCGCTGTCGGTGTTGTCGATGGCCTCTTGTTTGTTGAAGACGATCACGGAGTCGAGGCCGTAAAGCGCCAAGTATTGCTTGATCTGTTTATCCTCGTCATCGCAGACTAGGTAGATCTCGCCCGTGTAGCCGTGTTTGCGGAGGGCTTCGTAGGTGTAGACGCAGTTCGCCCTGCCGTGGGTGAGGATGAAAACTGCGAAGCGCCGGTCTTCGGTGGTCATTGGTCGCCGCCCTTCTCGCTGGCGTAGATTTTCCCCATGGCCTGGGAGAGTTTGACGTAACCGCCCGAGATGGCTTTGTCGAAGTCGATGATGACCAACGCGCTTTCTTCCATGAGCTGCTGCGTGTCTGGGTCTGCGTGGGCGTAGAACTCGGCAATCTGCTCGAAGTCGAAGCGGATGTGCCTGGTGGCCGCCAACAACAAAAACTCTTTGACCTCTGGCGCCAGATCGTTGTTTTGGTGGATCTGGGCTGTCAGCTGGGTGTACTTGGCCTGATCGTAGAGAGCTGCTGTGGGCGGGCAGTCGCCGGTGGGTTGGTAGATGGGGGCGTCGATCTTCTTGGTGTACTTGCTGGTATCAGCGCCATCGTCGTCTGGGTCTTTGGGCATGAGGGCTGCGATTTCGTCTTTGCTGAAACCGATCAACTCCATGCCAAAGCCGAGGCCTTGCAACTCTGTGAGTTCCAGCGCCAACATTTGCTCGTCCCAGCCTGCGTTCATGGCCAGTTTGTTGTCGGCAATGACGTAGGCGCGTTTCTTGGCATCGCTCCAGCCTTTGGCCACCATGACCGGGACTTCGGTCATCTTGAGGCGTTGGGCCGCGAGAGTGCGACCATGGCCAGCAATGATGCTGCCGTCCTCATCCACTAGAACGGGTGTTGTCCAGCCCCATTCCTTGATGCTGGCTGCCAGTTGGCTGATCTGTTCGTCGGAGTGGGTGCGGCTGTTGCGTGCGTAGGGCACCAGCTTGGTGATGTCCCAGCGTTCAACCTTGTCTGCGGGATTGTGGGTTTTTGTGGTCATGCTGCATTGTCCTTCATGTTTTGGATTCGCGCCAGCTTCATGGCGTCTTTGAGATCGAGGCGGAGTTGCTCGTTTGCTGTCTGCTCATCTTGAAGTCTGATGTAGACCTCCGTGGCGAACTTGGCCAAGGTGTCGTGTTGCCAGGTTGCAAAGTTGGGGGTTTCTCTTTGTTTGGTCATTTGAATCTGCCTGTGGATAACTTTTTTGATGGTTGGCTGGGTTGGTTGGTGTCAGTTCGCTCTGCATCGGTCGGTAACAGGTAACCCCATCTAAAGATGGGGGTTACCGAAAGTTACCGAAAACCGCTGTTTTTGCCACTGGTAACAATTACGTTTTTTTACGTTACAGTTACCAGTTACCGCAATACTGCCTGTGGATAACTTGTGGACAACTTTGCTCATGGCATTGATTTCCGGATCAGCATTGCGCTGGCTTGAACTTGGTCGATGACGATCCAGCCATGTTCAAAGGCCTCGATAATTTGCGCTGTAAGCAGGTCTGCGATGGGTTTTCCTGGCACGCTTGGCTTGATGTATTGCTTGGCTGAGGCCTCGCTGACGTCCAGCTTTTGCACGAAATAGTCCATGATGGCCGACCGGCTGATATAGGGTAAACCATTACGTTCTTCTGCACCTGATGACCACCAAGCGTTTTCAAAGGTCTTGCGATGGGTGTCCAGCTTGCTGTCTTTTCTGTCGGCTTTGACTGGTGCTGAGGCCTCCACAACCACCGCGCTTGTGACTTGCTGGTCGTCTTCATCGCGCCATCCTGGGATCTCGACTGTGTGAAGTTCCACGAAAACGGTCTCGGCAAGTTCTGCGTCTTTGCTTTTGCGTTGGACGATTTGCATGGGCTGATCGTCTTTGCTTGGGATGATGCTGATCTCAATATCCAGAGCGCCGCGCCATGCTGATGATCCTCGGGCCCGGTGCTGGGCTTCGTCTGACACGCCGGTGTGGTGCACCAGGATCACTGAGCAGTTGAATTCCATCATGAGGGCGTTGCAGGCATCCAGCATGGTCTTGGCATCTTGGGCTGAGTTCTCATCGCCTTGAAGGAAACGGTGCAGGGTGTCGACCACGATGACGCTGGGGCGCTCTTGGAGCATCCGCACCTGCTCGACCACCTTGAGGTAGCCGGTGGGGGTGTTGAGATCGCAGCCGTCTTTGGAGAGCCACATCTTGAGCTTGCCTGCTTGGTGGTGGTGCTTCCAGGCTGCGACCCTGCCACGCAGACCGTGATGGCCTTCGCCTGCGAGATAGACCACATTGCCTGGCCTGACCTTTTGGCCTGACCAGTCCTCGATGCCGCTGGCCATCCTGAGACACCAGTCCAACACGACAAAGGTCTTGCCGCCGCCGCTGGGCCCGTGGACCATGACCAAGGCCTGGGACTGGATCCACTTCTTGACCAGCCAGCTGATGGGGGAGGGCTGAGAGCAGAAGTCATCCGCCGGGATGAGCCAGTCATCATGGGAGGGTGTGAGGAGAGCTGAAAGATTATGGCCTGCTTGGGCGTAATCGTTGGCATCGCCCTGGATGGGTGGCATGACCATCCTGGCCCCAAACTTGGCGCTGGCCTGTTCTGCGTAGCGTTGGCCAACGCCTGAGCTGTCATTGTCTGCCACGATAACGATGTCCTGGGTTGCGCCGTACATTTCACGGAGTGTGCCTGTCACTGGCACAAGGTTGCTGGCGCTGTAAGCCACCACGCATGGCCTGTCGGTGGCCTCATAGATGGTGGCAGCTGTGGCAAAGCCCTCGGCCACGAACAGTGTGCCAGGCTCATCCAGTGAGCCTATCATCCAGAACTTGCCCCCGGTCTGGCCGCCAGGGTGGTAGAGCTTTCCGCCTTGGTCGTCAATGTATTGAAGGGTGCTGAGTTTTCTGTCCTGGTCATACAAAGGGACCATCAAGCGCCCGTCCCCGGTGATGCGCACGCCATGGGTCTGGATGCCTTTGCGCTTGAGGTAGGGATGATCTGGGTGAGCTGCGCCGCCACTGAGCCAGATTTTTTCAACTGTCTCGCTGGCGATCTGGTGCTGGCGCTCTTGGGCGGCTTCGCGCAAGACCTTGGACTCGTTGATGCGCCTGGCATGGGCCATCTCTTCGAACTCTGTGAGCTTGCGGCCAACGTCTGCACGCCATGTGACTTCCATGCCCATGCGCCAGCAACCGAACCGGCCGGCAGGGATTCCATCCCCAAAAACCAAATACCAGCCCGGCTTGTCGATGCCTGGCGTGCCCTTGGTTCCGGACTTGAAGCGGTGAATCTTGCCGTCCATCAGGATCTCGTCTGGTGGTTCCAGGCCTGCTGCACGCATTGCATCAATGAGCTGTGCTTCTGGTGGTGCGACCAGTTTCTCTGGTGGTGGAGCCCATGGGCCGCCGAGGACTTTGGAGAGGTCAGCCATGGGTCACCTTGCGGCTTTCCAGGTAGTCTGAGAGAGCCTGCAAGACTTTGTGTGTGGGGTTTGCATTGGGGTCATCACGCACTTTGCGGATGGTGTTGTAGTGGATGCCAGTAGCGTCTGCCACCTTCATGGGCATTCGGTCGTAAAGGGCATGGCGTATTTGTTCGAGGGTCATCATGTTGGTTTCTCCTTGTTGAAAAAAAATCTTTCGATGTGTGGATATTACCCGAAAAAATGGTTTATGATTCGATCACGCCACAAACAGATTCCCTGACAGTGGTGCAAACAAGAAGGAGAGCAACATGCTCAAAGTTACTTTTTACGTTTACTCCAAGGTTTTGAACAAGGAGTTTTTTAACACTGAGCTGCATAGCTCAATGGACGATGCAAGGCTTCGTGCTTGTGCATTGAACTGGACGATCTCTAAAGTTGAGGAGGCTTAATCATGGCGATCAATTTGAAGACGACCGGAGGCTTGACAGCCAATGGTGTGAAGTTGTTGGTTTATGGGCAAGCTGGCGCTGGCAAGACAACTCTGGTCAAGACTTTGCCGAATGTGGTGGTGCTGAGTGCTGAGGGTGGTTTGTTGTCGATCCAGGACGCTGATCTGCCCTACATTGAGATCGCCAGCATGGATGATCTGCGCGAGGCTTATTCCTGGCTGACTTCCAGCGATGAGGCTGGGGGCTTTCAATCGGTGGCCTTGGACTCGATCAGCGAGATCGCTGAGGTGTGCCTAAACACTGAGAAGAAGGCAAACAAAGACCCTCGGGCCGCTTATGGTGCGATGCAGGAGCAGATGGCTGACATCATCCGCGCCTTCCGTGACCTGCCTGGCAAGCATGT